CAATATAATAACATGTGTTACTCTATTTCAATTATAACGGACCTTAAAAATACAAATCAAATTTCATACAATAATGAACTATTAAAAAATATAGCATCAAACATCCCAAATTCATTATTATATAACGATTATGAATTAAGCGGTATAAATAACTACGTAAAAAATAATTATTGTAGCACAATCATCGAAATAAATAGCGAAGACAATGATGCAATAAATGCTATAGTTAATATTATAGAATTAATAATACATATAAAAGAACTAGCTATTGAATATATTTATAATGATAATAAATTAATATATTGTTCTAAGAAATATATTAATAATCTTGATGCTAATTTACATAGCAAAAAAGATATACTGCAAAAAATAGAAGAAAATAAAAAGCATATTGAATATAATACAATTTTTAAAGCTCTTAAAGTATATAAATCACTAAAATAAATTCTTATTTCTTATTTCTTATTTCTTATTTCTTAGCTCTTTTCCTTTTATGAGTTCGGTTTCTCCTTCTTTTCTTACGTGTATGCATCTTATGACTTAATTTAGGATTAATATTAGGATTTGGGTTAGGTGCAGTTTCAGCAATAGCATTTAGAGCTGAGAAATTAAATAGTTTGGAAGAAATACCATTATGAGGCAATGCTCTCTTTTTTGTTTTTTCTTTTGACTTTGAACCAAATAATTTCTTGGGCATAAGCGTAGCGGGCATAAGCGTAGCGGGCATAAGCGTAGCGGGCATAAGCGTAGCGGGCTTAAGCGTAGCGGGCTTAAGCGTAGCGGAAACAAGCGTAGCCATTTTCTTAGGAATAGTTAATGCTTTATTTACTACTCCATGCTCCTGCTTTAATATATCAAAAAGAGATTGATTTTTAGAACTCATTTTTTTCATATAACCTTGCAATGTGTCTTCTTCTATTTTATTCACTATACCATTATCATTAAACATACCCATTATTTTTTTACCTTTCTCTCTCTTACTATCTACATCAACAATATAATCTTTATGTACAATAGGTTTTCCATTTAACATACTCAACATTGAACCACTATTTTTTATTTTTATATTCATTACACTATTACTTAATATAGTATAATAAAATAAAAAAAAACAAATCAAAAAAAAACAAATCAAAAAAACAAATCAAAAAAAACAAATCAAAAAAACAAATCAAAAAAACAAATCAAAAATATAAAAAATTGACTTTAAGTAAAAAAGTTAAAGATTTAACCTATACTAATAATAATACTATGTTTGGCGGAAGCAATATTATAGAATTCATGAAAGTTCTAAATGAGCTTTCAATAATAATGAAAAATAAAGGCGAAGTTTTTAGATCGTTAGCATATACAAAAGCAATAAATGAGCTAAAAAAATATATGTCATCAGAAAATGCTAGTCCTATTAACTCCGCACACGAATTAAAATCACTAAATTTACCAAATATAGGCAAAACAATTCTGGAAAAATATGAAGAATTTTTAAAAACCGGAACATTAGAAGCAATCGAAAAAGAAAGAGCTAATCCAATAAATATTTTTGCAAACATATACGGCATAGGCCATGTAAAAGCCAACGAATTAGTAAATTCAAAAAATATTAAAACATTGGATGAACTTAAAGAAAGACAAAATGAATTACAAGAAAATAAATTACCATTATTAAATAAGAAGCAACAAATAGGTCTTAAATATTATAATGATCTATTAAAAAGAATTCCTAGAACTGAAATTAACGAATTTAAATCATTATTTAAATCTAAATTCAGAGAAACAATAATTGAAAATGGCGAATTAGAAGAAAATCATAAATTTGAAATTGCGGGCAGTTACAGACGAAAAGCAGAGAATTCAGGAGACATTGATTTAATATGCACGTCTTACAATAATAATAAAACCGTTTTTGCTAAATTCATAGAAAAATTATTTTCAAAAAATATATTAATCGAAGCATTGTCAAGTGGAGAAACAAAAACCCTAACAATAGGAAAGCTACCAAAAGAAGGATCTATTCCGCGCCGATTAGATTTTCTATATGCCCCACAAGAAGAGTACGCTTTTACATTACTTTATTTTACAGGATCAAAAGATTTTAACACAGCGACAAGACAACATGCCTTAAATCTAGATTTAACATTAAGCGAACATGGATTTTATAAAGTAATACACACAACAAAAGCAAAGCAAGAAAAAATTCAAAATTTGTTATTCAAAACAGAAAAAGACATTTTCGATTTCTTATGTATGGAATATAAAGAGCCACAAGACAGAATAGACGAGCATTCAGTAATTTTAACCTTACCTATTGAAGAAATAAAAAAACATATAGAAGAAAAAATTAAAGTAAAGCAAGAAGCAATAGCACCAGCACCAGCACCAGCACCAGCACCAGCACCAGCACCAGCACCAACACCAGAAACACAAGAAGTAAAACCAGAACCAGCACCAACACCAGAAACACAAGAAGTAAAACCAGAACCAGCACCAACACCAGAAATACAAGATGTAAAACCAGAACCAGAAATACAAGATGTAAAACCAGCACCAGAAACACAAGATGTAAAACCAACATCAGCCAAAAAAGATACATTAAAAATTAAAATGCCCAACTCAAAAGCCCAAACACTTAAAAAGTATACAAAAAAAATCAAAGAAGCAATCCTAGAAAATCTAAATAAATTTAAATCACAAGGTATAACAGCATTAGCAATATTATCATTAGAAGAGCTAACAGCAATGTTACAAGAAGCTATCGATAATTACTATATTTCAGAACTTAAAGAAAGCAGTTTATTAACAGACAACGAATATGACATATTGCGCGAATATATTTTGAAAAAAGACCCATCAAATGCCCTAGCAAACGACCAACAAACACAAATAAAAAATGATAACACAAAAGTAAAACTCCCTTATGAAATGTGGTCAATGGATAAAATAAAACCCGATACAAACGCGCTAACAAAATTCAAACAAACATACAAAGGACCCTATGTAATATCGGCAAAAGTCGACGGTGTAAGCGCACTATACAGCACAGAAACAGGTAGTCCAAATTTATACAAAAAAGGCGACGGCAAATTCGGCTTTTTGATTAATCACCTGCTCCCATATTTAAACTTGCCAAAAGAAAACAACATAACATTGCGAGGCGAATTAATGATCAAAGAAGAAACTTTCAAACTTAAATATAAAGGCCAATTTAGCAATTCGCGAAATTTCATAGCCGGACTAGTCAATCGCAAAAAACTAACACAATTAGAAAAAGACATATTACAAGATATAGATTTTGTAGGTTATGAAGTAATAATGCCCCAAAATCTAAAACCATCAGAACAATATAATAAATTGGCAGAATTAAACGTAATAAGTGTTAAAAATATTCAAGCATTAAACTATGAGCAATTAACAAACGACTATTTATCCAATAAATTAATCGAATTTAGAACCACTTACGCATATTCTATTGACGGCATAATTTGCATTGACGATAATTTACATGATCGTAAAAGCAAAAACCCCGAACACGCTTTTGCTTTTAAAATGGTATTAACAGACCAAGTAATAGAAGCAAAAGTATTAGACGTGCTTTGGTCAGTATCAAAAGATGGACTATTAAAACCACGGGTCCAATTTGAACCCGTTACAATTGGCGGCGTAACAATAACATACGCAACCGGTATTAATGCACGATTTATTGTAGACAACAATATTGGATTAGGAGCATTAGTAAGTCTAACAAGAAGCGGAGATGTAATACCAAAAATTACATCTGTAATAGTGCCCGCACAAAAACCAATAATGCCCAGCACTGACGAATATGATTATGTATGGAATGCTACAAATGTGGATATTATACTGAAAAATATAAAATCCGATCCGCGAGTTAATGTAAAATCAATAGCTAAATTCTTTAAAGACTTAGAAGTCGAAGGACTAGGCGAGAAAAATATTGAAAAAATTATAAATAGCGGCGCAAATTCAATCATTAAAATAATAAATTTATCTAGCGAAGACCTAATGAAGGTTGAAGGTTTCCAAAAAAAGATGGCTACAAAAATCAAAACATCTATCCAAAAACAACTAGAAGAAGCAAGCATAGCAAAAATTGCGGCTGCATCCAATATATTTGGACGCGGTTTAGCTGAACGAACAATAAATGCAATTTTAAAAGCAGAGCCAAACATTTTAATTCCTGGCGCAAGCGATGAAGAAAAAATAAGTAAGGTTAATGCAGTTGAAGGTGTGGGAGAAAAAACAGCATTGCAATTTGTAAAAGCAATACCCGAATTTGTTGAATTTATAACATCAATTAAGCCTAATTATCAAACGCAACAACCAACAATACAAACAATACAACCAACACAACCAACACAAACACAAACACAACCAACACAACCCAAAGAACCAGATCATGCTTTAAAAAATAAAATAATTGTATTTTCAGACTTTGATAAATCGTCAAAATATACAAAAAAAGAATTGGAAAAATTACTTACTAAATTTGGACCAATTATTGAAACATCTGTTAAAAAAACCACAAACATTTTAATAATAGGTGACAGCTTAAGCAATTCAACAAAAGTCGAAAACGCCAAAAAAATAGGAACAATAGAAATAATAACATTAGACGATTTCTTAGAGAAATATGTAGATGTTAAAGACAAAACTGATGTCAAAGAAGTTGATGTCAAAGAAACAGATGTCAAAGAAACAGATAATAAAAAGATCAATATATATATATTGTCATTAGCAGAAGAAAAATATTATGTAGGAACAACAACTAATAAAAATTTTACATTACAATCTTATTTAAATAATAATAATGCATCATGGACACAAAAATATAAACCATTAAAATTAATGAGATTTATAGAAGATTGTTATGATTACGAAGAAGACATTGTTACAATAAACTTAATGAAACTATATGGAATTGCTAATGTTCGCGGAGGATCATATAACAATGTAATTTTAGATAAATCAACATTAGACATTATAAAACAAAAATTAAAATAAACACACCATAAAATTGACTTGTTTTATAATTTATTTTTTATATTATTATTATTTAAAAACAACAATAATAATATAGCAAAATGGTTTGTATATATGTTCTCAAATTAGAGCAAGGAAAATATTATATTGGAAAAACAAACAATCCACAATTTAGATTAGAAAATCACTGCAATGGTAATGGTTCTGCATGGACACAAAAATATAAACCACTAAAAGTAATTAAAATTTTACAAAATAAAGATGATTATGATGAAGACAAGTATACAATGCAATATATGGATAAATATGGAATTGCTAATGTTCGCGGAGGGTCATTTGTTAAAGTAAATTTAGATAAATCAACAACTGACTTTTTAACACATATGAGTAATAGTACAAATAATAAATGTTTTACTTGTGGAGAAGCAGGACATTTTGCAAATGAGTGTGTCCATTGCGAAACCAGTGAAGGGTTAAGTGATGAGACATACGAGGAAGTTTGGGTATGTAATTATTGCGAAAAGGAATTTGATGAAGAAAGCAAATGCATGTACCATGAAAAAAAATGTGCTTCAAAACATAGCAATGACGTTAATAGTATGTCTTGTTATCGGTGCGGTAGAAAAGGGCACTATTCTCCCTCTTGCTACGCAACAAAACATATTAAAGGCTATTACTTAAAATAAACAAAAACAAATTATTATTTATTTATTATCAATATAACTACATGAAGCTTCTTCGCTAGGACCAGGACCAGGATCAGGAATAGGACCATGAGCATTTTTGATTTTATTATAGTCGCTTAAGGTAAATTTATTGCTTTTACTAGCATAACTATAATCATCAAATATAATTGTGCTTACACACAATCCTAATGTATAACTAATTGTAATAAGCTGATTGTTACAATACTCAATAAGCTGATTATATTCATTAAATAACTTAACTATTTTATGTATAAAAGACACAATTAAACTAACACTCAATCCCGAGGTAAATTTGAAATTCTCATTTAATTCATTAAAACGCTCAATACCCACAACACTTAATAATTCATATACATTCAACTTTTCAACATTCTTTTTTCTCTCATTATCATTCCTATAAATAGCATTTGCCAAATCCTCTTTTGACTTGCGATTTAAAATATATTGCACAGTTACTTGATCATGGTTCAATAACTGCCTGACTATTCGCCTACAATTCTCCAAATCTACATTTGTAATATGATTAACAACGCGATGAAGATTAGACAATTGTGTATTCAAAATCGCAAAAATGGAGGTTTCTGAAAGTTTGATTTTTAGATCTTCCATCAAATCTTTATTACTTAAAGCATTATACAGATCAAAATCAACAAAATAGCGCGCCGGCTTAACCTTCAAATTTTGAATAAAATTTCTAATTGTTACGTTTGAAATCAAAAGCCCAACAAATTCGTCCATATTAGCATTAACAACCGACGAAGCTTTTGTTAAATGGGCTTGAATAAACTTTAAATTATGTATAGATAACAAACCACCACATAAAACATCACCTGGATTTCTAGGCGCAAGACCAGCATTATTATTTTGCATATATTGATAAAAGTGAGGATTATGAATAGCGCCATTACTAACAATTTTACCACTATTCCAACTAAATGCTACTTTACACTCTGTACACCACATTTGGTCGCATCCCGAAATCTTAAAAATTCGCACTCCACATTTAGGACAGCCTTTTGTTTCCTTTTTGATCAATTCGGCACTTTTCAAATTATCTTCATTACATATATGTTCATTATCTTGTTTGTTGTATCCAATGATTTCAAAACAATCAGGACACACATATAATTTACATAATTCACACTTATATTGACTAGATAAATAACCTTTGCAATCGTTACCAGGACAAGGCATAATAAATTTCTTGCGCTCTTCTTTATCGCTAGCCTCTCCGTTTTGAATACGAAAAATGCGCAAATTTTTTTCTCCAATTTTATTTCGCATAATATTAACCATTTTTCGCAGCTCGTCATATTCTTTCATCATTAAACTAAGCTCCTTTGTTTCTTCTTCAACAAGTTTTGTCCTTTCGACTAAAACCATTAATTCGGGTGTTCTACTAATCTCTCGCTCAACCAACAAATTTTTACGATGCTTTTTATATTCATTATCAATATAGCTTCTATTCAAATTTTCAACAAGAAACTTAGTTGTCCATTGATTTTTACAGTTCATACAATGCGGGTCATTTGTTGTTCCAAGCAAATATTTTCTTACGCAAACTTTGCATGTTTCATAAGCACATCCTGCATATTCGCAAACAACTCTAGTATGAGTAGATTTGTTGTATTTTTCACAGCATACTTCGCATACAGTCGCATTCGCTTTTTCCTTGCTATTGCTCATGCTATTGCTCATTTAAAATATATTAATTTTATAAATTACTATAATAAACATAAAAAAAAGAATTTCAATTTTATTCATTTATAAAACTAAACTATTGCGACAACTCTTTATATTCAAATTCAAAGTTTCAAACACTAATAGCATTTTGTAAATTGCGCATACGTAAATTGCTCATATATTCAAATTTATAAATAGTAGTGCTGTTTTGTAATTTAGTCATGTTATTATGAAGCACTAACAATTCAGCATCAGAGTACAAATAAGGAGCCCCACTATGATGATAATAATGTACACACTCTTCAATATGCCTTTTTACAATATTAGTAATATGATATAACATAGTGTTATAATCAAAGTCACTTAGCGCAATATATTTTATATATAATTTGTGTAAATGCGCAATATCTAAAACATGGTCATTAAATTGCGTTTTATTCATTGTTAAAACGCGCGATTTATAATCGCCTAAAAACGCATTTGCATTAGCCACAACAAATCCTGACCATATACTTTTGGGTGTTCCAAAAATCGAAACAAACTTTTTACAAAGAATTGCTTGTATGCACTTATTTTTCCTAGCATTATAATAAGGTTGTCTTACGTAAAATAAGATCTTTTGCTGAATATCACAAGGCAGTCTAACAAGCAACTTGACGTATTTGCGGGCGCGATAGCCTTTATATGCTTTTTGAATAGTTAAAGCATATAAAGCATATGTATAAGCATGAATAGTACAACACTTTGCTTTATTGCAAACAAAACTAAACGCTTTTTTGCATCTGCGACCTTTCAGCGTTACAGCTTGGCATCTCTTGTTATAGCCTACCATAATTAGTTCTTTGCTTTGTCTTTAAGTCCTTTTTGTATGTTCTTATAAACTACTACAAACAAAAAAAAATCTTAGCATTCAATTTTTTTCATCCAATACTCTATATTATTGCTGTTTTCTCTAATATAATTAATAACCCCTTTTCCCATTGTTCTATAAGTTCATTTACCTTTTTAGATTGTATGGGATAATTTTGTAATGGATAAAATGGTACTAATATGTCATGTTTTTCTTTTAATAATAGCTCTAATAAAATACCTTTATGAATTGGATTATTATATTGAAAATAGATCATAAAATAAAATTGTAATTCATTACTAAATCCAAAATTATATAGCATATTTGGACTTTATCTAGTTCTGCTTGTTCTAATGTTTCATTACTTAACAATTTATTTATTATTGTTTGCGTAGGTATATTTTGAGAGATTTCCACATAAACCTCTTTTACTTCAAAACCGTTTAATAGTTCGCTGTACTCTTTTTTGGCAAATGCGTTTTTTGCATTACTTGCTAAGCTATTAAATTCTGCTACTTTCGTTGTATCTTTACATTTATTAGCAAGTATTTGTATTTTACTGTTTTGGTTTACTTGATTGATCTCAACATAAATCTCTATAGCATAACTAATACTATTAATATCAATAGTAGTAAAATCTTCATAACAAGGATATCCTAATATTTTACCCATTTCTTTTGCCCCTATATTTTTGTTACCATTATAGTGATAGTCAATTTTAGAAACGATTACACCTTGATAGTTTTCATAATCAGTAGTCAAAATAAAATTAGGAAAATATTTTTTAATTCCTTCTATAATAGATTTAGTTCTTGGATCGCTATGTGTTCGTTCTTTATAATCTGCCGGCTGGACTAACATAGCAGGTCTTACATTTTCATTTACCAAAATACAATTTAAAATAATAGTAATAGGTAAAGTTTTTTCTTCATAAACTGACATGTTGTATAGTATACAGTCGATTTATTTATAATACATTAAACTTATAAGAGTAACGACTTATAAGAGTAACGACTTATAAGAGTAACGACAACAATACAAATAACAAAAAAAAAGATTATTACTAATAAAACATATGTATAATAATATATCATACATATGTTCATTATTATACATAACGTAGAACTAATAAATTTGTCGCTCAAAAGCATTAAGTCGCAATAGTTTATGATGACGCATTAAACCACATTCATTATATATACTATCAGGCATCTTAGAATAAGTAACAAGCGGCGCAAGTCTAAACTCCGCAAAGTTTTTAATAGTTCGCAATTTGATTGCCTTAGTGTTGCGATTAACTCTTTTGGCACTCTTTAAATAGCACAATACTAAATATAAATTGTATTTTTGACATAACTTAAACCATAGCTGAATACATGCTTTTAAATAAACATAATTACTATTCTTCTTTTTCAAACTATCACTAAACGCCAATCGATTATAATAATACATTAAAATCTGCGAAACATTGCCCAACACATTAGCCCAACCATCTCTCATATATTTGGTCCGACTATAATGTGCATCATACATAAAGACTAAATGCTTATACAAATCTACAATAACTTTGTCTTTAGCATTAGACCCATTAGCTAAAGCAAAATTAGCGTTATATATTGAATTTATTGAATATATTGATTGCTCAGAAATATATTCAATGCTATAATGGGACAAATATACAAATACATCATATCGCTTTTTGGCATTTTTAAAATAAGCAACTATCACATTTGCAGCGTTTACTTTCATAAACTCATGTATAATATTTACAATCTCATTAGGCAGAGGTAGCACTTCAAGCAAAAGTGTATAAGACATAAGCGCACTAGTTATAAGTTATTAATTATAAATAGCTCAAGCATATCAATTTTTTTTAACTATAAAAATTATTATAGTTACATATAATAAATGCCGAATAGACCGCCTCCACTAAGGCGTCAATATGCGTTTATTCGCCCACCTTCACCACCAGACGGTAATCTATATGATAGACCCGATAGCCCACCGCCGCCACCACCGCCGCCACCACCAGCTAATAGTACGGCACGAGGAAAATCTAGAAAATCTGGAAAATCTAAAAAATCTAGAAGATCTAAAAAATCTAGAAGATCTAAAAAATCTAGAAAATCTAGAAACTTTAGAAAAATGAAAACATATTAGAGAGATTATCCACTTTAAATCATTTTCAAATATATTTAAATACATATATATTTTTCAACTTAAAGAAACACCGACCTAAACAAAATCATAATGAACTATGCTCTTTAAATCAATTTTCAAATGCTTATAAAGGCGACTTTTAATCATTAAAGCCGGGTTTTTCTTTTCATAATTACCGGCAATAACTTTCTTCATATTTTGAATATAAATCTCTCCAAAAATCTCAGGATCAATCGACTTTTCAGCACTCACTTTCCACTCTACAAACAGCGTTAATATTTTCTTGTCAAACGATTTTATGAATGCACGCAAATAAGTATCGTCCATAATTATCCATTGCAGTCCATCAAATATATATAGCACGTTTTCTTTGCTATTAAAACATTTAATAGGCAACAATGTGCCCTTAACATTTAACATGTCAATATATTCACAAATAATGTTAAAAATTCCATCAACATAATCATGCTTAAATATTTTCTGTAAATGGTCTTGTTTTAATACTAAATTAGCCATAAAATTATTTATATTAGAACCAGCACCGTTCAAATAATCATGCTTAAAATTTTGATTTAAATAATCTAATATATTTATCTTATTTTTAACAACATTTACATATTTTTTCAATTCATTGTAGTCCGACTCGAGTTTTTCATATTTATTATGTAACATTACTACCATAGTAAATAAATTTTGTATATTTACATCACATGACAAACTTTCTAGTGTCAAACTTTCTAACGGCAAAACATTTGATTTATTAGAACATCTTGCAAATTTACATTTTAGTAAATGATTATTATACGCAGTTTTGCGAATATATTTTTTATTGCAATATGCACAATTATATAAACAATTAGTAGTGCAAGTGCTTCTTATAGGATCCATAGCAAACTATTTTAGCAAGCGCTTTCACTTAATACACAATCACTAAAAAAACATAAATTATTCAATTTTTTAATTATAAATATAATATAGTTTTATAATAATATGCCTATTCCTGACACTAAATACAATTATAGTTTTAGTAAATTAAAACGCGATTTATGCAACAATTCATTTGTGTATAGCTACCATATACTAACATGCGACATAAGCGATACTCTTATTCGTAATAGCTCGTCGCAACCCA